ATTGATGATCCACACACGGAACAAGATTCAATGTCTGATATTGCTATGGAACGTGCGTATGACTGGTACACATCAGGACCCAGACAAAGATTGCAACCTGGAGGCTCGATACTTTTAGTAATGACAAGATGGGCAGAGGATGACTTGACTGGTAGATTACTCAAGGCTCAAACAGAACCGAAAGCCGATTCCTGGCGCCAGATAAGTTTTCCTGCTATTTTGAACTCTGGCAACCCAGTATGGCCTGAGTATTGGGCTCTAGATGAATTAGAAAAAATAAAAGCATCTGTACCGATTCGTAATTGGTCTGCACAATATATGCAAGAACCAACTTCAGAAGAAGGTGCGATTATAAAACGTGAATGGTGGCAACCTTGGAAAGAAGAATCCATGCCAAACTTAGTTCATGTCATACAAAGTTATGATACAGCGTTTAGTAAAAAAGAAACAGCAGACTATTCTGCCATTACAACTTGGGGTGTTTTTTATCCAGATGAAGTTACACCTAATATTATTTTGTTAGATGCTTTACGTGGTAAATATGATTTTCCAGAATTGAAAGTAGTGGCAATGGATGCGTACAAATACTGGGAACCAGAAAGTGTAATCATAGAACAAAAAGCAAGTGGTGAACCTTTAACTCAAGAGTTTAGAAGAATGGGTATACCAGTAATTCCATTTGTGCCAAGTAAAGGTAATGATAAATTTACCAGAGTAAATTCAGTAGCACCAATTTTTGAAAGCGGTGCGGTGTGGTATCCTTACGGAGAAACTTTTTCAGATGAAGTAATAGAAGAGTGTGCAGCCTTCCCTCATGGTGCAAACGATGATTACGTTGACAGTATGACCCAAGCACTGTTACGATATAGACAAGGTAACTTTGTTGAACTATACTCTGATTATGTGGACAATGAAGACTTACCACCAAAACAATATAATTATTATTGAGGATAGTTATGAGTGAAATGAAAACCAAAAAAATAGATCCATTAAGTGAAAGATTAGATAAAGCTGGAATCAGAGGAGGAGTTGGTAAAAGTTCTAGACCAACTTTAAATAAAAAAGATAAACAAGTAATAGATGCTTTTTACAAAGGCAAAGAAGCAAGCAGTAATAAATTAACTTCAGATGGTAAAACTTTAGAAATAATTGGTTTAGGAAGACAGAACATAGCGAAAAGAGATAAAGGAGAGTTTGGTGATTTTAATATTACAGCTAAACCAAGTGGTAGAACAACACAAAGCATATTAAGATATATTAAAAAAACTTTTCCAAACGACAGAATAAAAAAAGACGCTACAAAAATGGTAAAGCAAGAAGACAGTTTTAATACTAGATACTCTGGAAATAAATTTAGAGATATAGCAGCAAAGTATTTAAAAAGCAAAAATATAAAGTACGAGAAGGTAGAACCTAGTCAAATTAGAATTAAAGGAGTTCCTAAAAGTCAAAGAATAAAACTGATGGATAAAATAGAAGCTAACCAGGACAGAGCTCTTAAATTACCAAAGAAAAAAAATAAAGGTGGATTACTTGTTACACCTAAATTAGCGAAAAGAGGTTTTTAATGATAAAAAAAATTAAAGATATTTTTAATAAAATAAAAAAAAGATTATTTGGTAAACTTTGTGAATGTATGCCTAAGAAAAAAAGTAAAAGAGGGAGACCTAAGAAAAAATGACAAATTATCCAAAAGGCACTTTAGCAAGAGATTTAGTAGAACAAGATAATCCTACTGGTTATCCAAGAGGCTCTCAAGCAGATAAACTAGTAAGAGCTGAAAGAAGAGTAAAAAAACAAAGAAAAGAATCTGAGGATAGAAAAAAGAAAAAGAAAGTCACAAAACCAGATACAAGCAAAGGCAGATCATTTGATGATAAGTTAAGAGTGTATGAAGCTCTCACTGGAGAAAGTGCTTTACAACCTTTGCAAGATTTAATCAGAGGACCCTCGGCTCCAGATATAGCTGTGCCAGATTTAGCATCAGAAGTACGTGAGGGAGTAGAAGCAAAGAAAGCGTTAATAAGAGCTACACCTAAAATGTATCCTATGTATTATGAGAGAGCTCAAAAAGGTAAATTTATAAAAGTAAAAACTAAGTTAGGCAGAACAAAAAAAACTAAGCTGTTATGATAGAAGAAGAAAACACAGAACAAGAAAACGAAGAGATCGTTGACGAAGTAGATACACAAGCTGGTGAAGTAGATGTACAAATAACAGAACCTACTGAAGCAGAAGAATTAGTAGAAGATATTATAGAAACACAAAAAGATTTCTTATCTAATTTAGCTGAAGATATGGATGAAAGAATATTGTCTCGTATTAGTGGTGACTTACTAGAAGATTATAAAAGAGATAAAGAATCAAGAGGTGATTGGGAAAAGTCATATACTTCTGGTTTAGATTTACTAGGTTTTAAATACGATAATGAAAGCAGACCTTTTCAAGGAGCAAGTTCTGTGACGCATCCTTTACTTGCAGAATCTGTAACACAGTTTCAAGCTCAAGCTTATAAAGAATTATTACCTAGTGATGGACCAGTTCGTACTTTAGTTATTGGAGATGCGACTAGAGAAAAAGAAGAACAAGCACAAAGAGTAAAAGAGTTTATGAATTATATGTTGATGGAACAAATGGAAGAGTATACTCCAGAGTTTGATCAATTATTATTTTATCTACCATTAGCAGGATCTGCTTTTAAAAAAATATATTACGATGAAACTATGCAAAGAGCTATATCAAAGTTTGTTCCAGCAGAAGATTTAATCGTTCCTTATTATGCAACTGATTTGAAAGATTGTGAACGTATCACGCACCTCGTTAAAATGAATGAAAACGATATTTTAAAAAAACAAAGAAGTGGTTTTTATAGAGATGTAGAAATTTTACCTTCACGTACTGATGATAATGAAGTGCAAGATAAATATGATTCTATTGAAGGCGTAACTCCTTCTGGAGAAAAAGATTATCAGTTTAATGTTTTAGAAATGCACGTAGATTTAGACTTAGAAGAATATCAAATAGAAAATGCAGATAAGAATGTTAAAGTACCATACATCGTAACGATTGATGAAGGTTCACAAGAAGTATTATCTATCTATCGTAACTATGGTATGAACGATCCGTTGTTTCAAAGAAAAGAATATTTTGTACATTACAAATTTTTGCCAGGTTTGGGATTTTATGGGTTTGGATTAATACACATGATAGGTGGTTTATCTAAAACTGCTACTGCTGCACTAAGACAATTATTAGATGCTGGCACTTTATCAAACTTACCAGCTGGTTTTAAGTCACGAGGTATGAGAATTAGGGATGATGATCAGCCTTTTCAACCTGGTGAGTTTAGAGATGTTGATGCACCTGGCGGTAATATCAAAGATCAGTTTCAAATTTTACCATTTAAAGAGCCAAGTAGTACATTATTTCAACTTTTAGGCTTTGTTGTACAGGCTGGACAGAGATTTGCAGCGATTACAGACAATGCAATCGGTAATGATGCACAAAATAGAGCAGTTGGAACGACTATTGCACTCTTGGAACGTGGCTCTAGGGTCATGTCAGCCATACATAAGCGTTGTTACTATGCAATGAGACAAGAATTTAGGTTATTATCGGATGTTTTTGGCACATATTTGCCACCAATTTATCCTTATGCTGTTTATGGTGGTAATAGACTCATAAAATTAGCAGATTTTTCACCAGAAGTTGATGTAATTCCTGTTGCAGACCCAAATATTTTCTCAATGGCACAAAGAGTGACGTTAGCACAGACACAATTACAGATTGCACAGTCAAATCCACAATTACATAACATTCGAGAAGCCTATCGTAGAGTTTATGAAGCGTTAGGCACAAAACAAATTGATACATTGCTGAAACCAGAGAGACTACCCACGCCTCTCGACCCAGCAATAGAAAATGCAGAAGCTTTACGTATGGAAATACCAAAAGCATACCCAGAACAGAACCACGATGCACATATTATGGCACATAGTGCTTTTATTAAAAGCAGAATGGTACAAATTAACCCTATGGTGTATGCATTACTTCAAGCTCACATATCAGAACATTTATCTTTCAAGGCAAGAGCTTTAATTTTGCAAGAGCTGATGGCTAATCCACAAACTTTAGAGTTACAAAAAACAAAACCACAAGATTTCTTAATATTAACAGAATCTTTAGTAGCTGATAAGGTCGCACAACTCACGATGGAGTTACAATCTTTAGAAGGATCAGAACAAAAGAAAGATCCACTGGTAGAACTAAAACAACAAGAGATGGATTTACGAGCTTTAGACATGCAACGTAAAATTCAAGAACATGTAGACAAAGAAGAAAGAGCTATGGGTGAATTTAATGAGAAGATGGATCTAGAAAGAATGAAACGAGAAGATGCAGAAGAGGCCTCTGAAGAAAGAATACGAATAGCAGAAGAAAAAATTAATGTAGCTAGAGAAAAAACTAATGCCCAAAAGTAGAAAGCAACCCACAATGGATGAGATCATTTATGGTAAAGGGTATATTATTGAAAAGGGTTACAATCCTCTAAAAAAGAAAAA